GTTCCATTATTCCATCTTTCGGGTGTAGTATTCCACACCTTTGGGTTTATCCATAGTTCACATTCAGCACAATCACCGAAATCTTCATATGGTATTGCTAAAACAGGTAAATTATAGAAATCATAATCATCTCTATTGGTTACCTCTTCTAATATTTCAAAACATCTCAAGTTATCATAACTTGTATCCCATCGTTTACGAGTATCTGGTACATATTGTGTTGCAAATACTTGTCCGATAGAACCTGTTGTTTCTAATACTGCATTATACAATTCATCTGTTTCACAATCTTTTACTTTGAAATACTGTCCATCAGGTATTATCAAAAAAAAAAGACAACGATTTTTATCATTGTGAACAGTCAAAGTAAATTCTGCTGACCATCCCACCAGCCCGTTATTGAACCGGTCTGCAAATGGAGTACAGTTTATATCTGAATTAATCTCCATTCCATAGTTACTCTTTTGTGTATATGCAGTTAAATCGTTTAAGATACTCAATGTGTTAGCATGAATATCAACCACATCATCAGTCCCATCAAAAGGAACAATTTGTTTATTTGTTCTTTCTGTTCCATCAGTATCTCTAATTGTTTTAGATTTATCAGCAACAATTAATTGTACTTGATAATCTGTTATCTTTTCACCAAAGTTTGCATTAGTAATTAACACATTACCAATAGGGTATTGTGGAAATTCTGTTGAATCAAAATTGTAGATATCTCCTTGTGTTACTTTCGCAATACTTGGGTGATTCTTCATAATAGTTTTGAAATAATTCAATGTATTGTAATACAAAGAAAAGTTTTCAGCACTATTCTTTACAATCTGACTTCTACTTGGTGTATAAGATGGTGTACTCATAATCTTTTATTTTATAATTGAATTCCTCCAAAGTATTGATTAGATTGGTCAGGATATATTTGTGTTGCATCTCCAACTGATTCGTTGAATTCTGGAATGTTAGATGAGTTTGCAATCAAATAATCTTGTAATCTTGTAGAATAATAATCTGCGTTATTCAATGCTTTATTTAAAAGGTAATCAACTTCTGTTTTAGTAGGTGCTACTCCTGTTTCACTTTGTTGTTTAACTGCACCATTAGATTTAAATTGAACCGAGCTAAATGGAATATATTCTACACATGCATACCAAATAAGTGTAGGTTTCACATATTCTTCTACAAGTGTTTGATAATAACCTGTAAAAGCGGTTTGTGATTCTACATCATCTTGTAGTTTGTTGTATAAAACTGTTCCTAATAGGTTCAAGATATACTTTTCTTGTGCAGTTCTAACAAAAGGTAACAGAGCATCCGCATCAATTGCACCACCAAGTGGTGTGTTCTTGATAATATCGTTTCGTGTTATTAATAATCCAAATGCCATAGTTTTATTTCTTTTTAATCTTCTGAGGTGTAATACCTATCAAATCCATAATCTGATGGTCTCAGAGGTTCGTTAATTATATCTGAGAACTTGTCAGTTTTTTGTTCTTCCATTTCTACATCTTCACCTTCACCACCTTGTAAATTATCATCTATCTCTTCTTGAACTTCTTCGATAGTTTGGTCAGTATCATCAGCAGTATCAGAAAGAATTACAAGAGGTGTAAGTTGCTCAAAGTATAGTTCTGATATATTGATACCACCAACTCTAAATGCGTTGTATATAGAGTTTATAATTTGATTTTGGAAAGGGAATATAGTCATTGTTTGCATAATAGAATATGCAGTTTTCATTTCTTCCGATTGAGATGAGAATCCATTACTCGCAGTTCTGATTCCAAATAATAAAGGTGAAACAATTCTATGAGCTACGAGAATCCTATCTTGAGCATATTCAGCAACATACTGATATTTCTCGTGTAAGTTCTCCATCGGAAGTGTATCTATTGTAGGTTTGTTAATTGCATCATCATTAAAAGATACCATAAACCTACCAGCATTTCTTGTACCTGTAAATTTAGATTCTAATAAAGATTCTATTACTTGTCTTTCTTCAGGTGCAGGAACTCCATTATTGAAGTTAACCATTGCAACAGGTAAGAAACCATTCTCAATATTGTTTAAGTGTAGATTAGATAATTCTGCTTCTGAGAATGAGAATTGTAATGCAGATATCCAATCAGGTAATGAATAATAGTATCTACTTGGTTCGTATTCTTTTATGTAAAGTATTTCTACTTCTTCATTAGATGAACCAAATGTAGGAATAAATGTTTTTTCTTTTTGTTTTCTAACATCACTCCAATCTATACAATAGTAGTAACCTTCTATCTTCTTCATACCATGTATTTTCTTAGCACGAAGGTTTTGTACAGGTGTGTGATACATCTTTAAAATTTGAGTGTGTGATTTATTCCATATCACTTGAAAAGCTGCATTACCAAACAATTTGTAATCAAATGATATCTTTTTTAAATCTTCTGGTGGAACAATCTTATCTAACTCTTGTTGTTTCGATTCTTCTTTTGTAAATAATCCTTTACCATAAATTAAATCAGCAACACCATCAATACAAGCCGCATTGGTTGTAGAAGTATTATATGCTTCATTTAGTAAACCGAAATAATCATCTTGGTCTAATATTCCAACAGGTACCCATTGGTATCTTGTTTTAGTATCTTCTTGTACAATTGGTACATCTTGTCTACTAAAATTAATTACACTAAATTTTTGTTGTTCTTTCATAATTAAAGTACTATATAATCATTATCCGTTACATTCGATACAAACTCATCGTTCTGTGTAGTATATACTGATTTATCTATACTCTGTGATGAATAAACTTGCATTGAACCATAATATATACTTCCACTATTACTACCACTAATTTCTACTAAAAATTCTTGGCCTGTTTCTACACTACCTTCTAATGATTGTGAAAATGTAAATACATTCTCATATGGATTAAATGTATAAGAACCACTTAAATTATAAGAAGATGTTTCATAAGTTAACATATCCTCTAATTTAAGAGTAAATACATCATTAGAACCTGTATTTCTTGTTCTAACCACGAATTCATTACTTTGACTTATGTAATAGCTGAGCATATTTATCTAAACTTTATATTATAACAACCCAACTTTAACTTGTCATTATGTGAACATAGAGCACAAAAAAACCCTACCGAAGTAGGGTTTTCTTATATTATACTCTAAGGTTTCTACTAATTATCTCTTATGAATAGACAATTGTAGGCTGACCTGCTAAGTTTGCAAATGGGTCAGTTGAAGTTGAACCAGATAAGAATGCTGCTGGTAACTTTTCTTCTGCAGTCATTGTGATAGAATAACCATAAAGGTCTCCTAACGCTCCTCCTGTTTGAATAGTTCCCGCAGTTAAATCTGCTCCATGTTCTTCACCAACTAACAATGCATCTCCAGCATTTGTCCAAACGATTATTTGAGGTCTACCATAAGCTAATAACTTTAACTGAGTTGTCATTTCATTTGTCAACTTCTTTAAATTTAAAGTAGTTTCTTGAGAGAAGAATGTTGTACCATTCTCTCTTGATGAATTGACAGTTTCAGTATAAGCAGAAGTTCCTTTGAGTTCGTAATAATATACAGTAGTACCTGATAAATCAGTTACTTCACCAGATACATTCTTTGTGAATGAACCTGATTCGAAGTTTATAAAGTAAACACCTTGTAGTCCACCTACACTGTCTTTACATACTTCTTGCCTTCCGGCTGTTAGATTACAACTCATAGTTTTCTCCTTTTTTTAGTTATTAGTTAATTATTAGAATGCCCCATAATAAACGATATCTGAACCTACACCGAACTGAGTTCCTGCAGTATATCTCATGATGATTCTGTAATTTTGTGAACCATCAAGATTCGCCATGTCAAGCACTCGCACTTCGTTATGGTCAGAAAGCAATCCTGTACCAAAGAATAAGTTTGATTTTTGTGCTGCCACAATTTTATCATCACTCATACCTGGACATAGAACTAATTCAATACCTTGGAAGTTTAGAGGTTTCTCACCAACATTTAATTGGTTGTTGTAAGAATTGTTTACAGGGTCAACTAATCCTGAAAGTGCTGATTGATAAGCTCTTGCAGTTTTAGAACCGATATAGATAACTAAATCTTCTTTACCATATACAGTTGAAGGAATAGTATCGTAAACATCTTGTAAAGTTTGTACTACTGTAGCTGCAGTAATAGAACCAGATACGATAGCACCGTCTCCATCTCTTCTTGCAGGTTGTACAGCAGTTGTTAATAGTGTAGCTGCAGATGCTGATAATGCATTTTCAAATCCACCAAATTCACCATTTACGGTTGAATCACCTTGCCAGATATCAGTTTCAGTTTTCTCAGCAACTTTTCCACCTACATATGAAACTAAGAAATCATTAAAGTTTCTTGGGATTTCATCAAATGCAGAGTATCCAAGTTGTAAAGCATTCCAAGAATCCACGAATTCTTGTTTACACAATTGTAAGTTTACTTGTAGCTCTTTAGGCTCCAAGATTCTTTCTTCGATTGAAGCAGATGCAGTAGCAGTGAAATCACATGATGCATCAGCAACTAATGAAGAAACATCAACCTTTTGAATTACTTCCTTAAACTTTACGTTAGGCTTAATTGTTACCAAGTTGTTGTCAAGTGTTCTTGCAGACAACAACGCAGCTGCGATATAATCAGCAGCAGCTTCACCAGCGTAAGTTGAGTTATTAATCTCAGGTTGAACAGCGAAATTTTGTAATTTTCTCATTTTTGTTCTCTCTTTAATTTAAGTTAATATTATTTGTACAATCTACTTAGTACTGAATTGTGTGAATTCGGTATTCTAAATGAATTGGTTTTCTTTACTTTGTTGAAATTTTGGTTTTCAACAGGAGCACCATCTAATCTCTTAGATTCTAACTCCTCTTCTTTTTCTTTTTCTTCTTCAAGTTCTTCTTCTTCTTTCTTGATATCCTCAAAGTACTTTACAAGTTCTTCGATTCTTTCTCTCATTTCCTCAATCTTATCAGAATGTTCACCAAGTTTAGTTTTTAAGTCTACAATCTCTGCATCCTTATCAACCACCTCCTCGTCTACTAATTCTTCTTCTTTTGATTCTTCTTCAGATTCAAGAGTTACTTGTTCAGAAATTTCTTCTACTTTTCCAGATTCAGGTAGTTTTTCTACCTCATCTGTTGATACATCAGCTAATTCTTCTTCCTTGTCATCATGCTCCTCAGCTTCAATCTCAACATTCTCTCTTTCTTTAATGATACCATCTTCAGTAAAGATTTTGATTCTGTTAATATTTCCGCTTTCGTCTTTTAATTCAAGTAAGTGCTCTCCATCAGGAGCAGGAGTTTTAGTACCATCTTCGCTGATTACCTCAACAGACTCACCTACATCAAAAGTTGGAGATTCAACAAGAGTTCCATCAGCTAATCGTGCTACAGTAAGTTTATCCTCTTTCTTTTCTTCTTGTAAAGAAAGTAGAGTCATAATCTTACCTAATACTGTGTTTGAATTCATAGTTTTCTCTCTTTTTTTAGGTTATATTAATTAATATACATATATAACAATCTCTTGACTGTTTATAGTAATTTTTTATTTGTTATGTTCTTGTGCTCTTCGTATTCTTTCTTCAAAATTATCTACTGAAGAAATACAATGACCATCACATTTATTATTTACATCGTGTGTGCATTTACAAATTTCATCACAATCAAATCTATTATCTTCCATAATTATATCCTCGCTCTATATTCTTCTACTTCCATATCATATACAGAAGAAGATGCTATTACCATATCCGGTGTTTGTTTAATTGTTTTACATTGTGATAATACCTCTTCTGTATAACTTCCTAAATTTGGAAATGATGTAACACCTTCAAGTTGATAAGTTAATGAAGTACCTGTTGTAAGTTCTTTATCTCCACCAAATCTATAAAGTATTTGTGGTTGTTTATCTAAAACATTTGTTGGGTCTCCATATCTTTGACCCGATATTCTATTTAATTCATCTTGGTTTAATGAAGATGTATAATATGCAAATTCTGCAAATGAACCACTTGGTGTTGATGCTTTTCTAATATTTTGATTAAATCCAAAAGACAACCAAACTTTATCTTGAGAAGTAGAAGTTGTTGTAAGGTTTGTAAATTGCATAGGGTCTGTTGGTGCTCCACCTTGACCCGCTCTATCTAATTGAAGTACACTTGCACTTACACCATTTACAGCACATAATGCAGTACTTGCAGCCATATCTACTGAATAAGCAACTGTAATGGGTTCTGGATTAGTCCAATCATATATTGAACCACTATTAATTAAAATTAGACCATCATAGTTACTACCTGCATTA